TTTGTACTATAGATTTCAGTACTGCGTATATTCAAGGCAAAAAGAATAGAGCGAAAGAATCCGATGAAACCCTACTACTTTTTTGTTGGGACACGGATTCTTATCGCTTATTAAAACCTAAGAATGTTACCAGTGTAGTACCGTTATCTTCAATACTACGAAATAACATATGATTCATATACAAGAACCAGCAGTATATGAACATGTAATTCATTATGATGAAGAGAAACTGTTACAGGTACGTATCAGTATAAGCACATTTAAAAACATTGAATATTTACACATTAGACGCTACTACATGGACTTCGAAGAAGAATGGAGACCTTCTTTAGAAGGAATATCAATGCCTTTAGACTTTAATAATTCCAGAGAGTTATTCAGGGCTTTGACCGAAATAATTTCCTTAGCAGAATCAAAAGAAATTATTAAAGAAAACTTTGAAGACTTATTAAAAGATATTTATAATGAGGAACAGACCAAATAGTTCTTGACATTTTAAGTTATTTTAAGTATAATATGTCTTATGGATGAAAAAACGAAAGCAAAAATCGCAACACAATACTATGAGAAAGGCACCAGTCCTTTAACTGATTCTGAATGGGACAAGTTATACGAAGACAATGAAACTGTAGGCTATACGTCTAAAGGTTCTGTCACCCATACCTACCCCCTACTATCTCTACAAAAAACTTTTAGCAGAGAAGAGCTGTATACTTGGCGTAGCCAGTTTACAGGTCAGAAATGTATTGCTACCCCTAAATTGGATGGCAGTGCTGTATCTTTACAGTACTGGGGCGGTGAATTAATAAAAGCCGCAACCAGAGGAGACGGAAAAGTAGGTGTTGATATCACTGAAAAAATGCGTTTCTTGGTGCCAAAAGACATTAAAGATACTTCAGATGTTATTCAAATAGACGGGGAAGTAGTAGTACCTAAAGATGTTCCAAACGCTCGCAACTATGTAGCGGGGTCGCTGAACCTTAAAGATATTGAAGAGTTTAAAAAGAGAGCAACAAACTTATGTTTTGTAGCTTATGACCTTCGTGGTCATCCAGGGTGGTGGGCCAAGTGGACACAGCTTTTAACATTACTTTCTAAAGTAGGTTTTCATACTGTTTTAGATGAAAACCTCGATTCAATTTACCCTACAGACGGCGAAGTCCATAGAGTAGATGACCTTGGAGAGTGGTATAAGCAAGGACAGACGGCCCACCACCCCAAAGGCTCCATAGCCTTTAAAGTACAAAAACAAGGAGAGGAAACCACTTTAGTAGATGTTATATGGCAAGTAGGAAAATCAGGCGTAGTTAGTCCTGTAGCTATACTTGACCCAGTAATGATTGAAGGAGCAAACGTTTCAAGAGCCACACTACACAATATTCAATATATTCGAGACCTGGGATTAGAAATAGGGTGTAGAGTTGAGGTTATAAGGAGCGGGGAAATTATTCCTCGCATTGTTCGACGAGTTACTGAAAAATAATTCTTGACATTAAACTCAAATTTTAATATAATATACATTCAATTTCAGAGAAATCCCTATGCAAGCAATACACGCTCCTGAACTTTGCCCCTCATGTGGTTCAGTTTTGGAATGGAGATCCGATTTACTTTATTGCAATGAACCTATGTGTGCAGCGCAAACATTAAAAAGGCTTCAACATTGGGGTAAGACTTTAAAGATTAAAGGACTTGGCCCGCGTACCCTAGAAAAGTTAGGGGTTGAAAGGTATCAAGATTTATATGAGTTAACTCTTGAAGATATTCAAGAAAAACTCTCCTCTGAAAAACTGGGTGAGAAGCTCTTTATAGAACTTCAAAACTCAACAACTGCATCAATGAATGCAGTATTACCAGCATTTAGTATTCCTTTGATCGGAAAGACTGCTACTGAGAAACTATCAAATTATATTACTAATATATTTGAACTTAGCTTTGATAGTTGTAAAGAGGCAGGTCTTGGGCCGAAGGCAACTGAAAATTTAATGAACTGGTATAATGTAGACTTTTTAAGTTTACAAGATCTACCTTTGAGTTGGACGTTTGAAAAGCCTATTACTTATAGTAGTAGTAAAGGTTCCGTATGTATTAGTGGTAAACTGAAAAGTTTTAAAACTAAAGCAGAGGCTACTAAAGCTCTGGAAAGTGCGGGCTTTACAGTAAAGAACAGCTTAACAAAAGACGTATCTATTCTCATTAATGAATCAGGTATTGAGTCTGCCAAAACAAAACAAGCCCAAGATAAGGGCATAAAAGTAGTAACACAAATATATAAATTAATAGGAGAAATTAATGACACTGCCTAAATGGACAGAAGAGCGAACCGACACGCTTACTAACTTTGTTGGTGATGAGACACCCGTATCTCAAACAACTGTAGCAGATGCTGCGGAACATTTGAGCACTACAACTCGGTCAGTTTCTAGTAAACTGCGTAAGATGGGATTTGACGTTGAACTTGCCTCTGCACAGAGCACTTCAAAGTTTACAGAATCCCAGGAAGCCACCCTTTCAGCTTTTGTTCAAGACAACAGCGGGGAATATACTTATGCTGAGATTGCTTCTCACTTTGAAGATGGCGCATTTAATGCTAAATCTATACAAGGTAAGATACTTTCTATGGAACTTACTGGCCACGTTAAACCAGCCCCTAAGGTTGAAACTGTTAGAACTTATACCCCAGAAGAAGAAGATGTTTTCATCTCTATGGTAAAAGAAGGTGCATTTGTTGAAGCGATTGCTGAAGCTCTTGACAAGAAAATAAATAGCGTTCGTGGTAAAGCTATGAGTCTTTTGCGTTCCGGAGAAATCGATGCTATTCCTCGACAAGAGTTTACTAAGAGCTCTACTAAAGAAGATCCTTTGGCCGACCTGGGAGACGTTTCGGATATGACAGTTGAAGCGATTGCTGAGCAAATCGATAAAACTGCTCGTGGCGTGAAAACTATGTTGACTCGTCGCGGTTTAACTGCATCAAATTATGATGGAGCTGCAAAGAAAGAAAAAGCCGCTGCTTCCTAAGTAGTAGTTTTTCAATACAGTCGCGGTGAGGGGTCACTGCGGCTGTACTTTTATCGGGGGGTTCGTTGAACTTAGTAAGTGCTTTTTTAAAGCAAGTATTGGAGTTACAAGATTCTGAGTCTTGGGTTTCTGTACGAAAAAATTATTTACCTTCGGAATATCATAGATTATTCACAGAGATAGATAAACACCTTGAAAAGTTTCATCGACTCCCCACTTTTGAAGACCTTAAATACGAGCTAAGGGACGGCGCAACAAAAGACCTGTTGTTCGCAATAGAGTCTATTGAAGTAGATGCTGACGCATATATGTTGCTTCAGTATTTAAAAAATGAGGCCACTCAAAAAGAAATTCTCTATCAATTAGAGGATTATGTAGATAATTCTATGTCCTTTGAGGATGCAGAAGAATCTGTAGCTCATCTACATCAAATAGTTCTTAATGTCGAAGACAAAATAGAACTTCAAAAACCTCAAGAGAGTATGCAACGTATTCCCTTGTTTGATTCAGATGAGGAAATTGGAAAGTACCTGCCTCTCGGCTTAAATACAGACCACGATCTTGAAATCACATTCTCCCCCCGAGATTTGATTTTAGTTGGTGGCCGCCGAGGGGCAGGGAAATCTATCACCTGTGCTAATATAGCTAACACTGTGTACAACTCTGGTAAGTCAGCTATTTATTTCACTATTGAAATGGATAGTCGTCAAATACTGCAACGATGTTGTGCAATAGCTACTGGTATCTCTATTAATAAAATAAAGAATAAAAAACTCAGTATATCTGAATGGGAGAGAGTAGCAACCTGGTGGGCTGGTAGATATCGAAACAGTCAAGAAGACCTTGAGGAGTACCGAAATCATCGAGATTTTGATAAACTTCATAATAGACTAAAAACAACTTGTGAGCTTCTCCCAACCCAACAGTTGGATGTAGTTTATGACCCTTCTTTGACTATTTCTAAGATACGAGCCGAACTTGATAAAAAAGTCAAGGGCAAAATGGATGTAGGAGTCGTTATCGTTGACTACATTAACCAGGTAAAACGTTCTGTGATGCCCTCTAGAGGCGGACAGTATGATTGGACAGAGCAGATAGAGGTTAGTAAGGCACTAAAAAGTATGGCACAAGAATATGAAACCCCTATATTTTCACCATACCAAACTGACGCTAGCGGCGAGGCTAGATTTGCTAAGGGAATATTGGATGCGGCCGATGCTGCTTATAGTATGGAACCTTGGGCACAAGAAGATAGTTGTATTACTTTTAATTGTGTAAAAATGAGGTCTGCCGCTATGCGTTCTTTTACTTCTACAATGGATTGGGATACTTTGAAAATAGGGCCCGATACTGCTCTTAATCCAAAAGAAGCAGGGGAAAACGATTTAAAAACTGGAGAAGAAATAGACGATATTTAAAAATATATCTTGACATTTATAGCTTATTCAAGTATAATATAGGTGTATAAAGAAATATATATGTGGAAAAAACCAATGGATGTAGAAACTTTACTCAGAGACAGAGATATTTATTTTATTC